CGGCGCTGGTGGTGGCGTAACGCTTCGCTTGGTTGGAACCACATCTACGGGAACGAGATCGGTCTCCAACTATGGATTGGCAACAATTCTTTGCGTTGCGAGCAATACCTTCGTCGTCACTGGTGGTGGTGTGTCTTAAACAGAATGACCTTCGGGACCTTAGTCATGATGCTTCTTTCTTGACCGGCGCATTTGCTGCTTGGTGTATTTAAGAAGATCGGCAGGGTTATATCCCTTGATGTCGATAAAACCGTATCTGCCAAGATCTCCCAGGTTTTCACTGAGGATGTTTAGATAGATACGTGCTTCTTTGGTGACCGCTACGTCACGCTTGTGATTGTGTGCTTCCAAGCTCAACACAAGGTTTTCAATGACGTTCCGGCATTCTTTGAGTGCATCCCAAGCGGAGTCATAGTGCCTCTTAGGGACGGTTTCATCTAATGCTTCGTGAAGCACAGAAAGGATGTTTCTAATCTGCTCATTCGTCATCTTTGTTCTCCCACATATGAGATAGCAATAATTCGTAAGCTAGAACGATTGCCGCCACAGTCATTAAAACCAACATGATGCTGACCGGTATAAAAACCAGCCAGCCGTATTGTGTGATCATTTACTTCCCCTTTACAGACCGCTTTTTGTTTTCAATATCAGCATGGATGGCTGTAGGAAGCCGGTTGAGGCACAGATATTTTTCGCCTGTCTTGTGGTCCTGCATACAGTCAAGGAAAGCGATCTTCTTATGGTCCGAACGTGCAGACCAGACCAGATCACCGTCCGGCTCTTCGTAGCAATAGCCATGCTCGCAGTCCTGATCCTTGCGGCGTAACCAACCGAACGACCAGTGCCAGCCAGACTTCACAAAGGTGTCGTTTCCCATTTTTTCTTTTGCCTTCCAAAAGTGATATTTGTCTGCGCTCTGATGTCCTGATTGCGCCAAGTCCAGCATTCATTGTTGGCTTCAAAACATACCCACATCAGATCATATTCCGGGCCATAGTCGATAAGAACATGCGCAAGAGCGTTCCCGTTGGGGGTAGTTACAGGTATCGGTGGATCAAGCTGAATCATCATGGAAGCTATTCCCTGTTTTGAATACCTTAAATCTGCCATTGGTTGTGCGATGACGTTTTGATTCTGGCGGCATGTAGCAAATCCTGTGGTGATCCTTGCAGTATGCGCCATTGTCTGCTGGAAGCCCGCAAAAGATATAATTCGCGGGCGGTCCATCATTCATGACATATTTGCAGTCACCAAATTGCAGATCCATAAACCGGACGCCCTGCGTGCGCGGGGCTTCCTCTGGCTCCGGCTTTGGCGCGGGGTATGGTTTCCGGTAGTTCTTTTTCTTTGGCGGAATCAGTGTTGTTGGGGCGACCATCCTGCTGCCCAGGTTGATGCCGCCTTTGCGCATACGGTGAATGCGCCCCATGACAACATTACGCGTAACGTAAAGCTCCTTGGCGATATGAGAGCCACTGAACCCCTGTTCCCATAACCTGATGATCCCTTTATCAATATCGCTTAGTTCGTAATTTGACATAGTAGCCTCCGAGGAGGGGCGGCAGTTTCCTACCGCCCACTTGGATTATTCAGATTTTTCTTCCGGTTTAACAGGCGCAAAACGCTTTGCGATTTCCGCGATGTCATCTTCAACCATACCCATTGGCTCTACCTTCATGCTTGGAACCTTAAAGACAGGCTCAATCACTTTTGGCGATTCATGGATAGGGGCGAACTGCGCAGCAAATGCCAAATAGTTCATGGCATCGACATAGTTGTCATCCAGCGTCCGTGATTCCTGTAGCCGCGCCATCTTGGTGGCTACATGAACCATTGAGATTTCATAAGCCGTAAACTCCGTGTTGAGCAGAAGGCTGGCGATTTTCGCTGTGCGATCAAAACATGCTTCTACGCTTCCGTATTGTAACCCTCTCTCCCGAATAAGGTGAATTGCTTGTGTCAGTATATCCGTGTGGTTCGTCATTTGGCTCTCTTTCCATTTCAAAGAATTCTTGAACCTTACCGATGTGGGCAGTGTTGAGGATAATATCCCCACGATCTTCCCACGCATTTTCGCCCGTCAAAAGCCTGCGGCGATAGAACATCCTGCCCATGATGAACTCGTCATGGTTCATCTTGCGCATCAGTTCTTCACAAGTGGCGACAGGTATATCTACCGTCACTTGGTGAACCAAGAAGCCGTTCGCACTTGGCATATTCATTGTCAGCAAAAAGCGCATCACAACTCCTGTTTTATTTTTCTGAAGATCACCTTCTCCAAAGGACACAACCAGAAATCTTCTGTTCGCTCTCTGGGCCTGTCGTATCGTTCAGTCTTTACCCAGAATTCACTGTCTTTGGTTCTAGTAATCATTGCATAATTTAGATCACGGCTAACACTTATCCAAGCCGCGACATTATCTTCCTTGCCAGAGTAGCTTTTCACACTACAAACAAAGGCGCCTTCTTTATATGGCCAGTCTTCCGCGCAAGTAAAGTCAACATTTCTGCCTTTGACTTCAATGCGGCTTCTCTTGCCATCCTTCTCAACGAACAGATCACCGCTGTCCTGATAGTCACGGTAGTCACTGTTGCGAGGCCGCAGATTTGGCGCGGCAATGTTGATGGAATGCCCCTTGGAGTGCAGCCATCTAGCCACCGCAAACACGGCGGGCCATTGCTTGTTATATCTGTCGGCAAACTCGTCGTATGAATTACCCATCTTTATCCCTCAGAACGACCGATCCATCCATTTTTTTCTTCCACTTTGACCAGCGCCCGGCTGGCATAGGAGACTTGGACTTCTTGGCTCCTATGTGGCGTTGGTGGATGCGTTTGACCTTGGCGATCTGAGGCATATCCACGGTAGCAGTATGAACACGATGGCACTTTCTGTGGGCAACAAGCCAGTTAGACTCATCGTCAGCACCGCCGCATTCAAGAGGAATTTCGTGACTAACATCCCAATCTTCTCCAGGGATGACCTTCATGCTGCACAAGTGGCAAATGCCACTATGCCGCAAGAATATGTCAGCCCTCATTTTTGCGGTGATGCGCTTCCGCTTCATTGCAGTTGATCTTGTGTGATGATTTCAGCGGTTATATCAAATGCCAATTCAGAGGCACGGGATACGATTTGCAGTAAAAGATACATGCCGTTATCGGGACCTTCTTGTTTGACAAGAAAGGACAGAAGAATCGCAATAGCAGCCAATATATCTTCGTTGCTCTCCCCCTCGCATGCAGAAGCAAGCCTAGTAGAGATTTCAATAACATTATCTACGCCGCTCATAGCTTCATCTCCGCCCTGCGAGTCGCTTCATGCGACTGCCATTCGCTGAACTGCATACGGATATATTCCAACTGGACTTTGAGAAGCGCAGCTTGTTTCCGCGCCTCCACCATGTTGTCGATGTAATCAGACCAGCCCCTAGAAGCCTTGACGTTCATCTCGGCCTTAGAAACTGGCATGTCACCCATGTCAGCCATCATTCTTGAAAGGAAAGCTGATTTGCTTTCCTCCAAGATGCTGGCAGCAGCGTCCGCTTCAACCCATTTTTTGGCGATGATGCGGAACTGCTCAGAGAGTGGAAGGTTGCTGTCCATCAAAAGGGCACGACATCATCAATGATGTCTTTTGTCGGACGAGTGTCAACGCTCTGGCGAGGCTGCTTCTCTTTCAGATTGAACGACACCCATGTGTCGCCGTTCTTGTCCGTCTTCAGCCACATGTTGACCCAATGCTCCTTGCCACCAATCAGGGCACTGCCTGTCAGGTCTGGGCTAGTGTCACGATCGCGGCGGTTGTTCTTGAACGCCGAGCCGCTCATATCCTTCATTTCGTATGCCATCTTCTTCTCCTTAACCACACAGGTTGCTTAGTGCTTCAATCTTTTCATCCAGCTCTGTCAGAAACTTTGTCACTTCTTCTTCTAGGCTCTGGATCAATTCATCATTCCTATCCACACGCTTGATGAACAATTGCATGTTCTCCGGCATACGCGGATCAAACGATACGAAGTCGCACCATTTGCGGCCCGTGCAAGCCATCTGCCAGTGGATTTGAATAACGTATTTCTGCGGGACAGTTTGGCCAAGCAGGGTGTCGATATGTGTCGATGTCAGTGGGCATTTGATTTCCACCAGACCATCGTCGTCAATCAACCCGTCAGGGCTTGCTGCTGTGTTTGTAATGGTAGGGTGGGAAACCAAACCAGTTTCGGTAACAAGGTTTCCGCTATGAGCTTCATAGGCAGACCTAGCCATCGGTTCTGTTTCGGTTCCCCACACCATTGCGGCGTTCTGGTAGAAGTCCCCCGACCTACCAGTCAGCCGTTCGCAAACCAGCTCTGCCATATAGTTGGCGCGGCTGGTGCTATACCCGCTCTTCGTCTTAGTAATAATATCGGCAACGCGTGACGCAGTGACCTTGCCAAGACGGGCGGCATACCACTCAGGGCTACGCTGTTCCATTATGCTTCTCCAAAACTTCTTTGGCGATTGCGGACAGCGGGTGGTCCTGATGAACTGGATGGTAAGCGATGTTCATAAGAGCGACCCAGTAGTCGCCCTCCCTTGCACCGCGTGTGACATCCAAGATTTGATCTTCAAGTTGACCAAGAAGATCGTCTACGCGCTTAAACTCCGCGTGAAGTTCTGACATCTTGCTCATTTTGCGCCATCCTTCTGAACAGACGTACCAGCAATAACCTTCAACTCAGTGAGTTCATCAGCGCCGATGCAACCACGCTCATCATT